AGTTCTTTAAGATTCCTGATTATCTTGAATATAATATAGTCAAGTTAGGACAGTACTATAGAGCATTAGAAGTAGTTCTTAATCGTGAAGGAGAAAGTAATAATGTGTTATCTCTTTATTTTGATGGTGCTACTAATGTATTTGTCCCTCTTCCTAAACCAAATGATACAGTATCTTTAGAAAAGGTTTATAAATTAGTTGAGAGAAATGAAAATAGACCTTTGGAACTATCTAATCCTTAGCAATCCTCTTCAATTTTCATATCAAGAATTTAAGTAAGATGGCTGTCTCTCCTGAGGCAGCTATCTTTGCATTTACTAACATTTAAAAAAGAGTAGAAGTAAGAAATGAGTAACATTGTGTTACCTACAGAACGTAGGAAAGCAACTGACTACAACCCAAGGTTGATGGTCTTGTTTGGTAAGCCAAAGTGTGGTAAGTCAACCCTTATGGCTTCATTGGATAATAATCTTATCATTGATCTTGAAGATGGCTATAGGGCACTTGATGTCATGTGTGTACAGGCTAGAAGTGCCGCTGATATCTTTCAGATTAAGTCCCTTATTGAACAGAAAAATCAGGAGAATGGAGGTAAGAACTTCTATCGTTTTATCACCATTGACAATGCCACAAGACTAGAAGAAATGTCTCTTATTTATGCAGCAGCCTTATACCGTAAGACCTCTATGGGCCAGTCATGGGGCTTCAAGAAAGACCGTATTGGTAATATCCTGATGGAAAATGGGCAGAAAGTTATTGACCCTAAGGCTGATGTAAGACAACTTCCTAATGGTGCTGGCTATCTCTATCTTAGACAGGCTCTGAAGGAGATGGTTAATATGTTCAAGCCCCTTTGTGATACTCTTATCCTGGTGTGTCATGTAAAGGATAAGCAAATCCGAAAAAATGATGAGGAGACTACTGAGATGGCAGTAGATTTGGCTGGTAAGACTGGTGATATCATCTGTGGTGAGGCAGATGCCATTGGCTATGTATCAAGACAGGATAAGAAGACTATCTTGTCCTTTAAGGGAGGTGACAATAATATTAGAGGTTCTCGTCCACTCCATCTCAGGGAAAAAGCTTTTATTGTAGCAGAGTCAGATGATAATGGCAATCTCAAGGTAGATATGTCAGAGATATTCCCCGACCTTAAGGAAGATAAGACTATTAGAAAACCAGCCGCTTAAATCGTAAAGTATGTTGCTATGTCATAGCAACTCAAAGAAATAACATTACTAATTAATTAACAAAAACAACAAATGGAAAAAAGAATTTCTTATTCACAGTTTCAGCAGATTAAGTCCGCTGCCAAGATGATTGACCCTAACATGCGTAAGATTGAGGCACTCAAGAAGAAGATTGTGCCTCTGGTAGAAGAGATGAAGAGCTATCAGGCCATCAATGATTCCCTTGAGGAAGGTATTGTCAAGGTCATTGGCTTCCATGTATATGACTTGGTAAAGAAGGTCATTGAGCCTACAGGAGCTATTGATAAGGCAGGAAAGCCTATAAAGGTTACTAAGTATCTGCCTACTGACATTGTTTCCTATGATGAGCAGAAGAAGGAATATGTCATTATTGTTCCTGATAATGAAGAAACCAATGTAGCAGGCTCTGACTTTGACAAGGATGCAGAGTCTCTTCGGGTTAAGGAAGAAGCATCAGAACGTGAGGCTGATGAAGCAGAAGCAGATAGTGATTTACCCTTTTTCGATAACTAAAATATGGTAATACATTTCAAACAATTAGATAGTATGAAGAAATTTAATTACAGCAAGTTCAGCAAAAGTTTTCTTGCTATTGGCAAGACACAGGAGTCTAAAGAGGCAGGTGAAACCAGTTTCAAGCGTTATGTGGGCATAGGCAGTACCTTTGTAAAAGGAGTTCAGCCTACCAAGAAAGAGATTGATGAGTTCTTTGGCTTTGAATCTCAGTCAGAACCTGAGTATGTCAAAGATGGTGAGAATGGTAAGGAAGTTCATATCACATTTTTGCTTCAGACTGACCCTGAGACCTGTAATGGTATAGAGCTGAAGTCAAGGGCTATGTTTACCCTCCGTGCTACTCCTGCCTATAACAGAGATCAGACCAAGGTACAGGTTATTGATGGATATGGTAACTATACATGGGTAGATACAGAAGATGCTAAGGCTGGCAAGGCCATCACCCATAATGGCAATCCTGCCAAGATTGACACAAAGTATCGCATGGCCTGTGTAGGAGAGTGTGACCTCGTGGCATTCCTCAAGAAGTATCTCTGCGTTCAGGATGCCTTTAACTATGTTAATGGTACTTGGGTGAAGAAAGAGGATGCTGATGACTATAAGTTTGCCTTGGAGAATATCAAGGATTATTTCAAGGGAGACTTCAAGGAACTTAAGGAAGCTATTGCCCTTCAGCCTAACAATAAAGTGAAGCTCCTCTATGGTGTGCGCACTACTGATGAAGGTAAGCAGTATCAGGCTGTATGTACCCGTGGAGAACTGGTGCTTCCAAACAATGCTAATGTCAATGCTTTGAACCGCATGGAGAAGGATCTGGTAAATGCCAAGCAGAATGGAGCTTACCAGAATATTGACTATCGTGTGCAGGAACTCCAGGAATACACCGTAGAACCTACCAACTTGGAGAAGCCAGCAGAAGATAACAATCTTCCATTTGAAGCATCTTCAAGTGCTATGCCCTGGGATTAAGTAGATATTGCTACATGGGGAGAGATTTTTGTTCATTTCCCTCTCCCCCCCCCCAATCCCTTTTTCCCTAACCCTTTTTAGTGATAATCTTATGATAATAGGCAAGACATCCTCCAGCATTTCAGTCTCAGAACTGTTTGAAAAGTATTCTGAAACCCAGATACTCTTGGCAGTATTCCCTGAGGTAACCAGTATTCCATGTAAGATAAGCTCTCCATTCCGTAGAGACAGTAATCCTTCTTTCAGTATCTATCTTGATAATGATAACCACATCCGATTCAAGGACTTTGGAGAGAGTGAAACCAAAGGTGGTTTGTTGGATTTACTGTGTAAGAAGTGGAATTGTACCTTCCGTCAGGTATTTGATAAAATCCTGGAAGTGATGCAGCATCAGGAAGGCTCTGATATTAATATCAAGCCCAAGCAGGTTAAGTTGATGACTCGCAAGGAATCCTCAGAGTTGACTAAGATTCAGGTGGCTGTAAGACCTTGGAGACAGTATGATTTGGACTATTGGCAGTCTTATGGTATTACAAAGCCTTGGCTAAAGTATGCAAATATAGTGCCTATTTCGCATAAGATTATTACTAAGAAGGATAAAGAGACAGGAAAGACAAACAGATATATTTTTCCTGCTGATAAACTTGCTTACTGTATGTGTGAGTGGAAAGATGGTCAACTGTCAATCAAGATATACCAACCATATAATACAAAAGGGTTTAAGTGGTGTTCTAGAATGGACAGGAGTGTATGGAGTCTTTGGACAAAAATACCTCAACGTGGGGATAACCTTATCATAGGCTCCTCTACCAAAGATTGCCTCAATATCAGTTGTAATTTGCACATTCCTGCTATCTGTATGCAAGGAGAAGGATATGAACCAAAGCCTCAGATAATAGAAGAGCTAAAGAGTAGGTATCAAAATATCATTGTTTTTTATGACAATGACTACCATAACTCTATGAATCCTGGAAGAACTGATAGCTTAAAACTTTCAGATAAATACAACTTAAAAAGAGTTGAGATACCTGCTGAGTATGAAGCAAAAGACCCATCAGACCTGTATAAAAAGTATGGCAAAGAAAAGTACATGGAAATTATGTCTAATATTTTAAAACCTGTATTATGGAAGAATGGAGAACAATAAAAGGATACCCTAATTATGAAATTAGTAACCTAGGAAAAGTTAAGTCCTTAAATTACAATCATACGGGTAAATCACAATTATTAAAACCTAATCAAATGAAGACAGGTTATTTATATGTTGTGTTGTGGCATAATAGAAGACATACAGTCAAACTTATCCATAGGCTTGTTGCAGAAAATTTTATACCCAATCCCCAAAATTTTAAGACTGTTAATCATAAGGATGAGTGTAAAACAAATAATAATGTCGATAATTTAGAATGGTGCTCTTCTTATTACAATAATCATTATGGTACTAAAGCTGAAAGGTGTTCTAAAAATCTTGTTGACAACCCTCTTATCACAAAGCCTGTTTATCAACTTGATAAAGAAGGTCACATAATAAATGAATTTTTAAGTGCCGTGAGAGCAGCAGAATATATAGGCTGTTCGCCAGCACAAATCGGTAGAGTGTGCTTAGGTTATAAATACAGAAAAACAGCACATGGCTACTATTGGAAATTTAAAGAAGATTATAATTAAAATTAAAAAATTAAACATTATGCAGAACAGAACTATTTTGATTGCAAACAACAAGACACAGCGTCGCTACAGTATTGAAACCAATGCTACTACTCTTGGTGAACTCCAGGATCAGATGACTGCTCAGGGTATTGACTTCTCAGGTATGACCTTTACTGAGGGTATCTCCAAGACACAGTTGCTTACCCGCGACTCCCTCCTGCCTACCAATGTAATGTATAAGGGAGCACCCACCAATAATCTGGTCATGCTGCTTACCAATCCTAACAAGCAGATTGCATCAGGTGCTTTGAACCGTAAGGATGCTTATAATGATATCAAGAATCTGGGTCTTCAGGATGCAGTCAAAACAAAGTTT